GAACCGCCAAAGATATTTCAATATGTTGCCTTGAAGATAATATTTAAAGTTAGGTAATAGTGCAGCTTCTATTGCATCTATGCATTCTATCCCACTCTGATTATAATGCGGTGGGTTGTTCACCATGTCTTTCATCTTATTATTTTCCGTTTGCTATTTCTCTTGCTTCTTCTGGGGAGTACCCCTCTTCAAATACTAACTCATATATAAAGAGATCACGGGCATTGTATGTATCATCATACTGTTCATATTCTTCTTCTTTTTTCATGTGTATATCCTAGTGTTTAGTTATGGGTTTATCGTAAAATGGAAAAAACGAATCATAATCAGGTGCTTCTTCTTTAATCTCTTCATACCTATCGTAGTATTTATTTAACATATGCTCTATATAAGATCTATCTAAAGAGGGTAGTATGCACATAATCTTTAAAATATCCGTTACTATTCCTTCTACTTCTGGAGTATCTAGTAGAGATGAGTGAATAACAGGATAGAAGTTACAAGACACACCATACTCATCTTCTTCTACTTTTATTAATATACAAGCATAATCTTTTGGTACAGATACATCATCTTCTGACATTTTTCTTTTTGCCTCTCTTCTTTTTTTCGTTGATCCATTCTTCGGGGATAAGCTGATCGGCAAATATAAAGCCATACTTGTTGCACCAATCTGCATAGGTAGTTTTGCTTCCTTTTCGTAGTCTGTTTTTAGAGTTAGAAAATACAAATCTTAAATCTAAATCAGGATACTGATCCTTTATTAGTAAATGTTTCTGTCTGTCTTGTACAGTAAACACTCCTTTTGTTTCTACTATTATGCCATTAGGTAACCAAAAGTCTGGCGTATAGTTTCTATTCTTTTCGGGTTGGACAAAGGGTATCTTTTTAATCTCATAACAATCTAGTATATTTAAGAATGCTAGTTGTTCGCATACTCTTTCTTCTAAACCTGATCTGAAACCATGTGCTATTTTATAGTTGTATGCAACCATAAGTAGTTAAACCAAATGTACTATGCATACTCATGCTGTTTCCTCTCCCATAGAGTTTAACTGTGTGTATGCTACTATAGGTTTGCTTTTGGCTTTAGAGAATACTGACTCTCTTTCTTGTAAACTGGGCCAACAACTAAATCTATATTTACACCAAGAACATTCCATACCAAGTTTCCTGTTGCCAGTAAGCACTCTGTTAAATGTTTCTGGTTCATCTTCAAAACACCTTTCAAAAGGTGCATCTGAAACTAGTGCATCTATCTTCTTCTCTGCTTCCTTTAAAATACTAGACACTTCTGCCGTGGTATCAGTGCTTTCTATCCTGTTAAGTTCGCCCGTGGCTATGTTCATTGCCCATATACCACCAGCAGGTTTCCCCGTGGCAGAAGCATATACGTGCAACTGTGTTACGTATCCGAAAGAATCTTTCTCTTTCAATGCATTCCAGCTAATAAACTTATTTCTAAAAGCAAAATCTGAAGTAGATTTTATGTCATCTACTCTGCCATCATCAAAAGATAAGTCAGCCTCTCCCGTTACTGTATGCTTACCTATCTTAGTGGTAAGGTTTTGTGAGGACTTGTATCCTTCTAGATTAGCTTCCTTTATAACTCCTTTTAGCACTGCCTCTACAATATCTCCTACCATCATTCGTAGGATAAAATTATAAGAAGGTGCTACCCCCTTCTCCCCCTTTTTCTCCATCTGTAATTGGCACAATGGCCTACCCAGATTAGAGGGCCTTACTTTAAAATCTCCCCTATTTGTTGAAGAAGCGAATTGCTTACGTAGTGCATCAGCTACATCATTGCATACGGTGGAGATAGTGTCCTCCGTCATGGACACCTCCCCATCCATATTTTTCTGAAGCCAACTAAGAACCTTTGCTAACTTCAAATCCATTATGCAGCACTTCCATTTATATCAATGAAGTCCTCATCGTCATCTTGTTCACCAGAACCATTAGATGAGTTATGCTTTTCCATAATCCACTTGTTGATCTGCGCTATGTGATCATGGAACTTTGAGAAGAGTGCAACAGTATCATCATCCATTGTGTACGTAGTGTCATCTATAACAGATACATCTATGTCATAGTATGTAACACCACCAGAAACTTTCTTACTCTTCATCTGTACTACTCTAGAGTTAGGAAGAACACGTTTCTTTGAAACCATATCCAAGAAAAATTTAGATAAAGTTTTACCCGATGTTTTTCCAGAAAGTTCTATCTCAACAGGTATAGTAATCTCTGTCTTCTTACCTTCTTCATTGACACCTTTCATGGTAACCTCTCCATAGAAGATGATCATCAAGCGACAAGACCTAAGAAACTCCTGCCTATCTTTACTTAGCGACTTCCAATCCTTGATATATTCCAGGGGTCTACCACACTGAAAGTCTCCATCATCAGATGGTGCTTCATCTCTGGGGCCTTTGACTAATACAGAATGTATGTATGCACCCTGTACCTTTTCCCCATCCTTATTGGTGCGCTCTGCATATGCATCGTACCTTTTGTATCTATAGCGATGCTCGTAGTATCTGAAAGATACTTCCTTTGCAAACACCTTGCCATCATCTGTGCTTACAGAGAAGTAACCAGAGGGGCATATGATATCGCCATTAGCATCCTCTATGTTTTCTCTTTCAATACGTAGTCTAGCAAGAGAACTGGTAGAGGTAGACTCACCTCCAGTTTCACCGAAACTTTTTGCCAGTTCCGCTAGTACGGCAGAGTTTTCTTGTGTTACTATTTCTTGTGTTTCAGCCATGCTTTTTATCCTTTCTCTGTCTAAAGACAAGACCTTCAGTTATACACGAAAACAACCTTTTTGTCAAGACATATTTAGCCAGTTGTTCCCTGTCTTTGTTTCGATAGGTAAGGGTATATCCATTTTTATATTGTAGTATAAATAGATACGATCCTTAGTTGAATTAGGAGATAGTATATCCTCTACAAGTTGTTCAACCCTATCGACTTCCTCAATCGGACAATCCAGTAGAACACTGTCATGCACCGTGTTGACTATTGTAGTTCTTAATTTATTTTTTTGTAGGTAATCTCTCAACGTAACAAGGCATAGCGGAACAATGTCTGCCGTAGCTAGTGCCTGTACGGGATAGTTCTTAATCTTTGTAGCACCCGTTGCACCACCTGTCTTTGTTCTTTTGGCATGGGGGAATGCAAACTGTCTACCTGTAGGCAATGTAATGCATTTGTTCTTGATGGCCTCCGTTTGTAATTTCTCATGCCATTTTTTTATGCCAGAGTATTTGTCAATGAAGTGTAGGTTGTATGCTTTTTCAGCAGGTGTACCACTCATAGCACCATATAGTGGAGCAAACGTCCTGCCCTTGGCCTCCTGTCTAGAGGTAGGCTGACCATTGTTTGTCAGGTAGTCTGCCGTATATGTGTGTACATCAAACCCTGTTTCTATTTCTTGTCTTGCTGTCTCATCAGCAGATAGGAATGCAGCTACCCTAAATTCAAGTTGTGCAAAGTCGAACTCAAGTAACCTACCCTTATCGCCATACCTAGATATAAATGCCTCCTTAACAGGGAAGGTATTTCCCCTTGGCATATTCTGCATATTAGGAGATGACGAAGATAGTCTGCCTGTAGCAGTGCGACATTGATTGAAGTCAGCATACAACATATTTCCAATCAATCTTTTTTTGATACCCTCTACAAATGCAGATAGATATGTCTCTACTGCACCAAGTCGTTCTATCTTTTCTAAGAACTCAATGGCATCAGAATACTTGTCGGGGCTAATGGATCTAAGTTGCTTGGCTAAAACTCTTAATTTATTTTTATCTGTACTAAACCCGTTGGCAGTTACCCATGTGCTATCTGGTGGGAATATCTTCAGACCAGCAACCTCACTAGTTTCTATGTACTTCATACCTGCACCACCACACTCATGGCAGGTGTGTGCTTTAGCGAATGGAGTGCCATCCTTTTTTATCTTACGCACTTTGCCCGTACCATTACACGTTTTGCAGAAAGATGCATTAGTCTTCATAACTTTTTTACATCCCATACGCACAAGTTTTCTGAACCTGTCTACACTTATTCGTGGTCTGAACGGGCTATCTAATGCATACAATACCGCATGGGCCTTTTTATCCTTGGGTGTGTAGGAGAATATCATAGACGATACCTGTTCTGGGCTACTAAGATTGATAGGCGTATCACCCATATAGCTATGTACCAGTTCTTGTAACCTACGTATCAGTGTCTTTTTTTCCATGCGATAGTTGAACTCAACCTCATCTAACTTCTCCTCATCTATCGCAAGACCACCGTATTCCATTTCAGAAAGACACATACACATTCTGTTGCTTAGATTAACCGTGGGCATGAGGGTAGTATTTTCTAATTGATTTATCTGGGCAATATATAGATCCTTGGTTGCACGTATGTCTGCCCGTCCATACTCCTCAACAACATCCCAAGGCATGGCTTCGTATCCTATGCCCTTATCCCAATAGCCCTTGGTTATGTCTGATTTTTTATTGTCTAGGTTTCTTCTCTCGCAACAAGCCTCCAGTGAAAGAGACATACGTTCACCTTTAGCTAGTATGTATTCCCCTATCATTGTGTCATATATGTCACGGTCATACTGGATACCTACTGACCATAGCCATTGCAAGTCATACTTTATGTTGTGACCAATCAATAAATCAGCCATCTGTATTTTATATTTAACTTGGTTTATTTTATCTGTTCCATGTGAAACATCACGATGATAAATAGCTACGTAATCCTCCTCACCTGTATCTACATCCAGTATACCGATAGAAACTAATTCATTATTCTTATTGTGTGGCTTGTTGTCAATTATGTTTTCGCGTCTTGTCACACTGTTTTCAATATCCACCACTAACCTAGTCATCATACCTCGCTACTCTTCCATCTAACATCACGTTGATTTGACCATGCCATCCACTAATTTTATTCTTCGCTATGTTGAACACTCTACGGGGATCATTCTCTTCTGCCCCTTCTATCATGGCATACTTACCTATCAGTATCATAAGATCTGCTTCAGCTGCCTTGCCTGTTCTACTATTTTCCATCATGGATAGATTGAGATTTACCCTACCCTCTGCATCTGCCGACAGTTGAGAATACCCGAATATTGCACACTCATACCTTGTAGCGAGATCCCTAGTGCGTCTGTATATCTCACGTAGCTTTTCATGCTGGGCAGTTATATGTTTACTGTCAGGTAGCGTTACTTTGTCTAACATATCGATCACAAGTATGTCTGGCCTATTCTCTTTGAGATGGGCTTCGATACCATCCATGCCATAAGACTCTTCTATCCTATCTATAAATAGATTATCTTTTTTCCATTCACCATTGATCGCACTACCACCACCACCAAGTAACTCTTCTTCTGATTTATTTGTAGCTGCGCTCAAGTATCGTAGTGCTACCCTGTTAGCAGGTTCTTCGTTGCACAGTACGTGTACCTTCGCGCCCTGCTCTATCCATCCATACGGCCCCATTGCAAATGATGCATGGCTTGAAGTCTTCCCTGTTTCGGGTCTTGAGCCTATCACTACAAAGTGTCCTGCCGATACACCCGATACTCTTTCAGCAAGAGATGATACGTTGAATGCCCATTTTGTTTGTACGTTCATGGAGTCAATGAGTGTCTGGGGATCTAGGTTAATACCTTCAAATGGGGATGCATCTGTTACAAACCCTGATGCATAGTCATCTATCAACTTAGATAAACTGTCTAGGCTAGTTTCTTCACCTTCAGTTAAGGCATAACCTATCTCAGACACACGCCTACCTATTTCTATTCGCCATAAGTTGTGCATAACATCCTTGGCTACATCAACAGATATATCCTCCGACTGCCTCATCTTAGCAAAGAGAAGTCTGTAACTATCTTCTTGCGCTTTGGTCAACGAGTTATTATTACTGAAGAATAAGTTCTCTAGCTCAGATAAATTAATTGAGTTATTGTAGTTATCTTGTGCGGATATGATTGTTTCAACAATCCGCTTTGGTTCTTTTTCAAATGCAGTGATAGGTACGTTCCTACCAATCTGCTCATAGATCTGTTTGTCGCACAGTGCTTTGACTAGCTCAAGCATTTTTGTATATCCTCTATAGCCATATCTTTAATATCAAGTTCTAGCGCAACGACCTTACACTTGTCAACTCCTACGAATATGCGTCTAGACATATTGATAGCTTTGTCAGTTGCATCTTTGTCTAAGGCAATAGTCACACTGTTGTATGTATCCCAAATCTTATTTAGATTATTGGTAGACAGTGATGTACCTAGCAACGGCATAGCATCCGTATCATCTAGGTATGTCACTGCTTTCCATGCGGATATGATATCCTCTACTATAATTAGATTAGATTTTGGTGGGGCATCGAATGGTATAGTTATTGAAGTATCAATATCACTATATCGTTTCCACTTTGGTCTACGCCAAACATCCAATGCCCTACCAATAGCATCTATATTTTCTCCTTTATGCTGGATCATAAATGCTACCCGTCTTTCTAATGGGTCATACAATACAGGGATATTTATATTGTTTATACAATACTTATCTAGAAAATCGCTACAAATATTAGAATAAGCCAAACGGCTGACATCAATGACATTTTGTTTTCCTTTCGTTTTGTTTTTCTGTTGATGGTTAAACTTAATATCTTCTAATGACATACTAGTATTATTCTTTACGCCACTGTAGTTGCAGGATGCCGAATAGCAATTCCACTTAATCGTATTGCCCGTCCTACTCAAAGTAAACGTGTTATAGCGATGGCATTTTGGGCAGTTACCCCGTTTAGTTTCGCCAGATAGTATGTCGGTTAAATCCATTCTGGCTTTTCCCTTTTAGTCCATTTAAGAATGTGTGCCTTACCCTTGCGGTAGTAGTTGCGATACGCTTCAACGTAGTCATCGCACTTGTACTCATCAGGCATACACTGTGGCGGTTCTGTATGTCGATCACTCTCTAACCACCAACCCATGTATTCCATGTAGTCTTTCATCCTCTGTAGTATTGCAGTAGAACTATGCTCTTTATCATACCTGTATCTATATTCTTCGCCAATCGCTAAACCATGTTGCAAGGCCCATAGCATATTACATCTTAGATACCCTACCCATTTAGTCATAGGATGATTTTGATATGCTGGTTTATAGATATTTTCTAATAGATCAGTAGGGTAATCTAGCATATTATCAGGTAAAGAATGCCAATCGTGCATAGCAGTACTGCACATTTGGGCAGTCTCAAGAACCATCTTGACTACGTGCTTGTCACACAGTTGTTGCGCTGATTTTATGGGGCATCGGTCTATAAAGAATATGTTCATTAGTTTGTGTCTCCATTTTTCTTTTCCACTCTTTGAGTTGCTGTTTATGTGTCTTCTGCAAGAACTCAATTAACTTCTCTTGCTTAAGTATCGTCTTTTCAAGGATACGATTGTCACGCATCACTGCCAAGTTCTCCTTTTCAAGGTAAGCGATCTTCTCGTCATCACCTCTCGTCACTATGTCCATTGTCATTTAGTCACCTTATTGTTATTTGTAGAATATATGATCTTCAATTTGAGTAATATACTCTCTCCTCCATTTCGGGTCAACTGAAATAGCGTGATAGAATACAGCCCCGTCAAGTAAAGGTATGGATAAGCCATAGGTGTATTGAATTTCTTCCGCTACACGTATGGCTTTGTTCCATGCCCGTTTATCTTTTGGTACATCTGAAAGACCATCACAATAAAAACTAAATTGACATTTATGTTTGATGGGATAGTCTTGTTTCCAGGAATATGTAGGCCCCTCTTTCACTACCTCACATACAGTATCGGGCCATCCCTTACTGGCCTACCCCTAGCCAAGTCTAACTTCTGACTATCGGTAAGTTTTTCTTCATCATTTTTTTCTACAGGTTTAACATTACTCTTCATAAATTGCATATAAACACGACCTTCCTCTGAAATATGCCAGTAAAATTTCCATTCTTTCGGGCAAGTTTTTGACCAATCAAATAGCTGTTGAACTTTTGCATCCCAACGTATGGGTCTATCATCCTTATCTGTCATCGCCCGAACCTCCAATCTTACCTCGCTCCATACGAGAGTTTAGCTTTTGTAAATTAAGTTCTACTGCTTCGGTCAGATCTATATTCAGATCATCAGCAACCCTAGCAATGTACCACAGTACATCTC